AAAGTGTTGATAAGGCACGGCATATAAGATATTATTATGCTTACTAATTAATTCTTTTATGCGTTCGTTTCTATGCGAACTGGCGTTGTCTAAAATAATTAATTTATCCTTGAATTTTGTAGTAATATATTTTTCTAAAAACTCAACTAATCTATCCGTATTTATTCCGCTTTTTTCATATAACTCCCACCCTAAAACGCCTTTGGTAGAAATCGCAAAAATGCCTGTATATTTCTTAAAGACCTCTTGTGATTCGGTTTTTATCACACATCTTTTACCAATATCACTATAACAATGATGTCTTTTTTGTAGTGATTTTATACTGGTTTCATCAATACAAATAATATCATCAATATTATATTTTTTCACCTCTTTATAAAAATCCTTAATTTTTGCATTTATGTCTATTTCCTTCCCAAAGCGTTTTGTCGGTTCGTGTCTTATCCTTGTTATTTTCAAAGTAATATTATTGTCCCTTACGATGCGACTTAAATGAAACCTTGATAATGTTAAAGTTGGGTATTTTTCTTTAAGTTTTACTAATAAATCATCCATCGTAATTGTTTTATTCTTTTTTAATTCATCTAAAATAAACTTAATATGTTCTTTCTGTATTTTATATGCAACAGGCTTTCGGTTATGGCGTTTTATTTCTTCTTCCGCTTGAAATCTATCTACCCAACGCATTAAACTTCTTACCGAACACTTGAATATTTTACAGACTTCTTCTTGGGTTGTATCTTCGGTCAGGTAATAATTAACTGCCGATAATTTATAATCCTCACTTTTATGTATTGTCATTTAATATGATGTAATAATTATATTAATATAATATAGTAAATAAAATTATAACTATATTATATAAAATGAAAAATATTAATTTATTAATTGTAGCATCTTCTGATATGGATGGAACTGACGATGATTTTAATTTACCATCTGATGTTATTAATATTGAATTTCCTTGTTCTAAATATGATGGTAAAATTATTAAAGAAAATGAAATGGCAACAAATAAATCACCAAAATGTAAAAAATGTCACTATACACAAGTAGAACATAAATATGGTTATCCATTATTTCCATTACATCCAGTTAAATTAATAGCAGGAGAAATGGCAGATACAGGAAAACCAGTTTATGAAAAATCAAAATATAGTGATTTTTGGAAAAATAAGTATGTAATATTTGAAAGAATTAAATTTATGTTTGGTGATGATATTAATATTAATTATAATTCAATTGTTCCTACTTATGTGAATAATTTAGAATATTTACCAACCATAGATAAAATAAATAATATAATTTGTAATAAATTAAAACTAAAAGGAACAATAACTTATAAAAAACCATATAATTTTTCGTGTATGTTGGATGAAATTTATAACCAAAAGGATTATAAAGATACAAAATATGATTGTATATTTGTAGTTAGTGGTGGTTTAGGATGGTTATATACTCCTGATAATTTTAAAGTAATGACGAATTTATTGCGTGATAAATCAAAAATGGCAATAATAGGTAATTTATGGAACACACCAATATTTGATTATGCAGAATATTTTGGTAAATTCAAATTTATGAATCCAATTAATTCTTGTTTATATGATAATTCTTATATTTATGCTTCTAATGAAATTAAAAAAGATATAAAAAAATGCATTAGTGATTATACTAAAATTTTATTAGATGATACTAAATTTATTGAAGGTTATGAAATGTTATTTAGAGTATAAAATTATTTTTAACTCACATTTAAAAATCGGCGTTTTAAATGTGCGAAGGTGTAAATATACGAAATAATTGTTTATTTTCATTATCATTATTATGATTTTTAATATATCTATATTTATTTAAAGTTAGTTTATTATTATGAGTTAAATTATAATAGGTATATTTTTTTGTATTTTTAATATAATTATCTAAAAAATGTGTATATTCAGGTATCAATCTTATAATTTCAATAGGTTTAATAATTTCAATTTCAATAATAGCTTTTTTTAATTTTTGTTTTTGATGATATTTTAGTCTAGATGTGCGTGTTGATCGTTTTGTTAATCGTTTTTGAGTAAGATATATATTATTATTATTATTATTATTATTATTATTATTATTATTATTATTATTATATTCTTTAATTTGTTGAATATTATTAAATTTTAGTTGTTTTGTTTTTTTTGTTTTTTTTGTTGTAAAATCTGTAAAAAGATTGCAAATACTACCACCTTTACTTTTATATGTTTTAACCATCTTTATAATTGTAATAGATAATTATTTATATAATTATTTATATAATTATTTATATTTTATATAATTATTTAACATTTGTATTTATATGACAATCATTAACCCTACCACTTGGGTCGCTTGAATTAATACCTAACCACTTAGTATTTGGAGCCCAAGCTTTAACAGTTGTTTCACGTGATGGATATAGTTTTTCGAATATTTGTCTATAATAAAATGCCTCTGTAGTTTGTGGTGTATTATAAGGATATAAATATGATCTATTATTAAATGCTGCTAAAAAGTTCAATCTAACTTCTGTATCAGTAAAAGATTTAAGAGTATCAATCCATCTATAAGTAATAGAGTCACTAAATTGTTCTTTTTGTCTCCAAAGGACTTCCTCTGGTAAATAAACAGGTTTACCATCATCATTTTTAATATCAAAGGCTTTTCTAAGAATATATTTTTCAATAGGTTTACCATTAGGTGTACCATTAGGTGAATAGGGTTGTGCTTTAACATCTTTATTAATATTAATACATAACTTAACAAATTCAGTATCTAAAAAGGGAACGCGAGATTCCAACCCATTTCCCATAGTAGATTTATCTGCACGTAAACAATCAAAATATCCTAAATCTAATACACGTCTCTTACATTCTAATTGATGTTCCATATCATTAGGTGCTTTGTGAAAATATAAATAGCCACCTAAAATTTCATCACTACCTTCACCACTTAATACCATTTTAACACCCATTGATTTAATTTTACGAGACATTAAATAATGTGGTGTGGATGCTCTAATGGTTGTGATATCATACGTTTCTAAAACACTAACAATTTCATCAATAGAATTAATACCTTCTTCAACAGTAAAATCAATTTCATGATGAGTCGTTCCTAAGAAGTCAGCAACTAAACGTGCATAGGGTAAATCTGTGCTATCTTTATCACCTATACTAAATGTATGAATATTTGGGTTTTCACCATAAATTTCAGGATGTTCTCGTATATATTTAACAGCAATACTCGCAACTAAAGAACTATCTAAACCTCCTGAAAGTAAAATACCAAATGGAACATCACTCATTAATCTAATGATAACTGCTTTTTCAAAGCTTTCTTTAATTTGTTTTAATAATAAATCCTGGTCTACATTACTAAGACTATTTTTCTCTTGATAATCATATGAAACTGTGTCTTCACCAACATTCTGATCATTTATCCAATCTCCATCTGGTGTATTACAAAAATAGTTAATTGGTTTTAAAATTGGATTTTTTGCATCAAAATATAAATAACATCCATTTGGCATAACACTAACATTAATACATTTTTCAAGGGCTTTAATTTCACTTGCAATATGAACGTGACCGTATTTATCCATACCATAATAACATTGTGTAATACCGAAAGGATCTCGTGCAACAAATACCATATCATTTTTAGTATCGTGTAGGATAAAACTATATTGTCCATTTAATTTTGACATGATTGAAACAATTTGTGTATGTGTTAGAATAGTTTGTGTCTTTAATTCATTTTCATAAAGAGCTAAAATAACTTCACAATCACTGCCAGTTTTATATTTATATTCAGAAAACTCTTTTTTTAAATCTTTATAATTAAATATTTCACCGTTAACACATAAAACAACACTATCATCTTGATTAGTAAGAGGTTGAATACCTGATTTAGGATCAATAATACTCAATCTCATATGAGAAAAACATCCATATGTTGTTTGATGATATCCAGTACCATCGGGACCTCTGTGACGTAATCGATGAGATGCCTTTATCGCGTGACGCCTATATTTAGTATCATTAATAGGTTTATTAGAAATAAGAGCATAAATGCCACACATTGTATTGATTTCGATTATTAAATAATGTATTAAATTAATTAAATAATTAAATAATTAACTAATTAATTTATAAACGTTAAGTATACATAGTTAAATAGATTTTTTTAAATTTAAATTATTTATAAAATAATATAAAACAAGAATAAACTAAAATAAAATAAAATAAAATAAAATAAAATAAATGTATCCAGAATATAAAACTATAAATATTATAAAGTTATTATGTCAATACTGTGTTATAAGAAGGTTTAAACCTTTGAGAAAAATCAATAGTACATGGCATTACAGATAATCCATCATTATTTAATTGTAAACATTGATCTTTTGCTAATATAGGATTAATAACATTAAATCCAAATAAAATATTACTATTATCTGTAATACGACTACTTTTATTTAATGGATCTGTAATATAACTATTATATGTATCTAAATTATTTATTTTATTAGAAATAAATTGTTGTTTAGGTTCATTAGAGTTACAAGATTTAAAAGCCCAACTTGCTGGAGTATTAACAGTTTTGTCATCTTTAATAATATTTGTATTAGGTTCATATTGTAAACATCCATTATTACCATATATTAAATAATTAGGATACATACTACTATTATTATTTTTATTCACATAATCACTATTGCTATTATCTCCAGATTCTTTATATAGTTCTACATTTAACATTTGTGAATTATTCATACTTTTAAAAGCTTTTATATCTGTTTGTTTTGATTTATGTGTTTGTATATAGTCTTGTAATGTATATAATTCTCCTTTTAAATTATCAATTTTTTTATTTTGAAGATATATATAAGTATTAAAAGCTGATGCTGTCATATTATTAGGATCATCTAACAATGCTACATTTTGATTATATGTATTAGAATATTTATTAATTTCTGAAAAGTTCTGAGGATTTAATATAATAGAACTCATATTTGTAAATTGTTCTATAGTTAATGATTTTTGTGCATCTGTTATTAAAGATTGTAGTTGTGTAATTAATGAATTTTGTTTTGTAATTATTAAATTAGCTTTATTATTATTTAATAATAAAGGATTTACAGTTGGTGTTGGTGTTGGTGTCCCAGTAGGTGTTGGTGTACTAGTTCCAGTTCCAGTTCCACCTCCAGATCCAGTTACCGCTCCACCTCCAGATCCAGTTACCGCTCCAGATCCAGCTCCAGATCCAGTTACCGCTCCAGATCCAGCTCCAGATCCAGTTACCGCTCCAGATCCAGCTCCAGTTACCTCTCCAGCTCCAGCACCAGAATCACTTGGTGTCGATAGTATACCTCCCATTTATATACTTATTTTTAATAATAATTAAATAATCTAATTCTATTAGTATGTAATATTTTATTTATATTTAATAAATAATTATATATTAATTATAACTAATATAAAAATAAAATTTATTATAATAATAATAATTAATAAAATGTCTTCATCCAGAAATATTTTTTCTACTTTAAATAAAAATGATTCTCAAATTCTTGATCAAATGACATCTAAAACAAATAAATTTACTCTAAATGGCTATAAAACATTTGCAAAATGTGTTCATGTTTATGATGGTGATACTATACACGTTGTTTTCAAAATGCCAAATAGCAACGAATGTTATAAATGGATAATTCGTATGATTGGAATAGATACTCCAGAAATGAAAACAAAAAATACATATGAAAAACAATTAGCAATAAAAGCTCGTGATTTTTTACGTAATTTAATACTTGATAAAATTATTTTTATAGAGTGTTTAGATTTTGATAAGTATGGTCGCCTTCTTGGAGATATATATGCTGAAGGTAATGAAATGAGTATGAGTAATCAATTGATTGAGAAAGGATATGCTAAAGCATATGATGGTGGAACAAAATCTATATGGGGTAATGGTGAAAGTAATGAGAATGGCTCTGGTTCTGGTTCTGGTAATAGTAATATAACTTCTACAAATGAATAAAGTATTGATTTATGTTTTTTAATTTTATTATTTATTATTTTATATTTTTTATTATTATTTTTTATTATTTAATATTATATATAGATGAAATTATATAACTGATTAATAAATAAATTATTTCAATACCAAATTATATAATTTAAAAATAAATAAATTAAAAATAATATTTAAAATATAATTATAATTATAATTATAATTATAATTATAAATATAAATATAAATATTAAAAATAATAAAATGTCAACTAATCAAATGTCAATTAATCAAATTGATGATTATTTTAAATTAGAAAAGAATGTATCAAATCGTTATACATTCTTACCAATTTATAATCATAAATATTATGAATTTTATAAAAAACAGTTATCTACAGTCTGGACTGTTGAGGAAGTTGACCTTAGTAAAGATAGAGACCAATTTAATAATAAATTAAGCGATACTGAGAAAACATTTGTTAAAAACATATTAGCGTTTTTTGCAGCAAGTGATGGTATTGTTGCTGAAAACTTAGATATGAATTTTATTGAAGAAATTACATATAAAGAAGTGAGAACCTGTCTGCGTTTTCAAGCAATGATGGAAGATATTCATAGTGAAATGTATAGTCGCCTTATTGATACTCTTATTACAGACCCTATTGAAAAAGATCATATTTTCAATGCAATTACTACGATTCCTTGTATTAAACTCAAAGCTGATTGGGCTAAAAAATGGACACAAAGTGAATTGGCATCCCTTCCTCACAGACTGGTAGCTTTTTCTTGTGTGGAAGGAATACATTTTAGTGGGTCATTTTGTGCTATCTATTGGTTAAAGAAGCGTAACTTGATGCCTGGATTAACACTTAGTAATGAATTTATTGCCCGCGATGAAGGTTGTCATACTGAAACCAGTGTATCGCTTTACAATGATTTAAAAGAAGAACATAAATTGGATGAAAAAGTAGTAAATAATATTATCGAAGAAGCAGTAGATATTGAGACCGTATTTATTACAGATAGTATTAGTTGCTCTATGTTAGGTATGAATGTAGAAATGATGAAACAATATATTAAATTTGTAGGTGATAGATTACTACTTCAATTAGGGTATAAAAAAATATATAATGTGTCAAATCCTTTTGACTTTATGGAAAATATAAGTGTTGAAAACAAAACGAATTTCTTTGAAGATCGAGTCAGTAATTATAGCAAAGCCGGAGTGGGTGGTAATGGAGTTGCGGATAAAGAGTTTGATCTGGATGCGGAGTTTTAGTAAGGATATTACTGATTATTATTTATTGGTTTTTATTAATTTTTTATTAGTTTTATAGGTTATCCTATAAAACTTATTATTTTAAATGCTTTATTTTTTTGTATATCTAAATAGTTTACTAAAAATTTACTTTTTATAAAATTACACTTTGTGATGTAAAATATCTTCAAGTTTTTTTAAATGATAAAAATAGTTTATTTGGTCTTCGGTTAAATATGTTTTTTGGACGTCTGTTAAAAGGTTTATATCATTTGCTTTTAAACTGTGTGTGTTTAAATTTCGTATTTGTTCTTTAGTGAATAGTGCAATTTTCTCTCGGGGTAATATTTCTAACCCATATTTAGTATAATTATTTATTTCATCTAATGATATCTTTGCAATGTCATCAACCTCATTAAAGTAAGTTGTAAGAATTGTTACATTTTTTTTTATTTCCAGCATAAAATCTTTAAAGCGTGTTTCATATTCAACTTTTTCAGGTAACTTAGATAATTGGTATTCAGTAAGTTCTCTCCATATTAAATTTGTTTTTTCTGGGCTTAAACTTTCTATTTGTTCTATTCTTAAACTTTTTATATGGTCACTTTTTAAATCTTCTATTTGTGTTTTAGTTAATTTTTGTATTTGTTTTTCAGTTAAACTTTGTATTTGTTCTCGTGTTAAACTATTTATTCCGTATCTTCCTAAATATTTTACTTGTTTTGGCTTTAAACTTCGTATTTGTTCTATTCTAAACATTTTTATATTATTGTTATTGTTGGTTAATGCGTATAATTGATCTTCTGTTAAACTTTGTATTTGTTCTGTAGTTAAACTTTGTATTGTTTGTTGAGTTAAATCATCTAGTTGTGATGGGGTTAAACTGCTTATTTGTAGTGGAGTTAAACTTTGTATTTTTTCTTGTGTACTTAAAGTTTGTATTTGTTCTTCAGTTAAACTGTCTATTTGTTGTGGAGTTAAACTTTGTATTTGTTCTTCAGTTAAACTGACTATTTGTTGTGTAGTTAATCTTCGTATTTCTTGTGGAGTTAAACTTTGTATTTGTTGTGTAGTTAATCTTGTATTTAAATTATTAGCACCGCCTCCTGAAAGTTTTTTCATAATATGCTTACGAGTTTTCTTACTACGCTTAACATTTTTACGCTTTTTACTTGAAATATGTTTGCTTTTACGAGAAACTGGCATTTTATAAAATATAATAATAAAATATATAAAATAAATAGTCTTTAATATATATAAATATTTAAAAAATAAAATAAATATTAATTATGAAAAATATAAAAAATATTTTTTAAGATCGAGTCAGTAATTATAGCAAAGCCGGAGTGGGTGGTAATGGAGTTGCTGATAAAGAGATTGATTTGGATGCGGAGTTTTAGTAAGGATATTACTGATTATTATTTGTCTATTATTTGTATTTTTTATTATATTTTTTAATTTACATATTAAAAAACTGTTTTTTAAATTATATATTTACATAGTATAAAGCTATATTTATATATAAATATATATTATTAATAATAAAAATTAACTCAAAATGGATATGATAAATAAATATAATATTGATATTTATAATAGATATAAAGATTTATTAAAAGCCAAAAAACCAGAAGACTTAGATAATAATGATTTATGTAAAATATTTGAATATTACTCTTGTATAAAACTAACAGAAGAATATCAGACTATATTTTATGAATATGCTGATATTGATCCAGAATTTAAAGAATTAAATCAAATGACTAAAAATGATACAGGGATAGATTGTTGTAATTTAATTGATACAATAGTCCAATGTAAATTACGTAAAGATACTTTAACTTGGAGAGAATGTTCTACATTTTTTGGAAGTCAAAATATATATAATGAAGAATTAAATGAAACTATTGTAAGATGGAAAAAGCTAATGATAACACGTAATACAGATTGTAAATTAGCATTAAATCTAAAAGAAAAACATAGATTATTTATCGATAAACCTTATAATAAAGATGAATTAATTAAATATTGTGAAAATGTATTAACTACACATACAGAACCTATACCTATTGTTAAAAAAATTAAAACTATTAAACCTAATAAAGATATTATAAGAGATTATCAAAAAGAATGTATTGATTTAATAATTAATAGTAAAGAAAATGTTATTATATCATTACCAACTGGAACAGGTAAAAATTTTATAATAGTTCATTCATTAGAACTAAATAAAAAATATTTAATTCTTGTTCCTAGAATTATTTTAATGGAGCAAATACAAGATGAAATTAAAAAATATAATCCAAAATTTAAAAATAAAATTCAACTTATTGGTGATAGTAATATTACTTTTGATGAAAATATAGATATAACGATATGTGTTTACAATAGTGTGAAAATTGTAGAAGAACATAGTTCAAAATTTTATAAGATATTTGTAGATGAAGCACATCATATTATTAAACCTGAAATCTATAACAACGAAGATGATATTCAATATGAAGATGATAATGCAGATTTAGAAGAGTTAGAACATGAAAATGATGATGATAGTGAAGAGGAAGATGAAGATTTAGAAGAGTTAGATGATGAAAATGATGATGATAGTGAAGAGGAAGAGGACGATGAAGTTGAAGATGAAGTTGAAGATGAAGAGGAAGAGGAAGAGGAAGAGGAAGAGGAAGAGGAAGAGGAAGATGAAGATGAAGAAGATACTGATGATGAAATTAAAAATAAATCAACCTATATTAATACAATTAATAACTTTACTAAACTCAATAATAATATTTATCTTTCCGCAACAATTGATAAGCAAGATGGATTTAAATATTATGAAAAAAATATTAGGGATATGATAAATAATAAGTATTTATGTGATTATACACTAAATATACCTATATTTACAGATGACCCTACTAATAAAAATATATGTCAATATTTATTGAAAGAACATAGAAATATTATTATATATTGTAATTCACAAAAGGAAGGTAAAAATATAAATGACTTACTTAATAAATTACAAAATAAATCAAGTGAATATATTGATTGTCATACAACAAAATTAAAAAGAAAGACTATAATTGATAAGTTTAAAAGTGGAGAATTACCATTTTTAGTTAATGTAAAAATATTAGTTGAGGGTTTTGATGCACCAATTACAAAAGGTGTTTGTTTTATGCATTTACCAAGTTCAAAAACAACACTTATACAAATTATTGGTAGAGCTTTAAGATTACATAAAGATAAAACATTTGCAAAAATAATATTACCTTTTTCTTCGAAAGAAGATGAGACAAGTATTATAAATTTTATGAAAGTAATGGCAAAAAATGATTATAGAATTAAAAAATCATTCGAGAGTAAAAAAATAGGTGGATATATATCTATTGAAAATATACATAATGATACTAATGCTAATTCTAATGAGAATAATAATGAAGAAACAAATGATATTAATTTTAAATATGAGTTAATTTTTGATAGTATGGGTGTTATGAATAATAATCAAGAAATATGGAATAAACGATTAGAGGAATTAAAAATATATATTGATGAAAATGGTAAAAGACCAACAGTAAATGATACTAATAGAATAATTTTCTTATTAGGTAGTTGGTTATCTACACAAGTTACAAATTATAATAAAAATAGAAAAAATATGAAAAATCAAATAATATATCAAAAATGGACAGATTTTATTACTGATAAAAAATATATAAAGTATTTTATTACACTTGAAGATGAATGGAAAAATAAATTAGAAGACTTAAAAAAATATATTAATGATAATAATAAATTACCATTATCAACTAAAAAAAATAGGCAAATGCGTGGATGGTTACAATATCAAAAAACTAATTATCTAAATAAAAAATTTATAATGAGTAATATAGAAATCTATAATAGTTGGTCAAATTTTATAAATGATGATAAATATAAAATATATTTCATTTCAAATGAAGATTTATGGAAAAAAAAATTAGAAGAATTAAAAAAATATATAGATGATAATAATAAAAGACCATCAACATATGATAAAAATAATGAAATACAAAGATTAGGTGATTGGTTAAGTAATCAACTTATAAATGGAAATAAAAAAATACATATTATGACAAATCCAATAATATATAATGAATGGAATACATTTATAAATAATGATAAATATAAAAAATATTTTATATCACGTGAAAATAATTGGAAAAATAAATTAGAAGAAGTTAAAAAATATATCGAAGAATATAAAAAAAAACCTTGTGACTATACTAAAGATAAAAATATTAAAAATTTAAATAGATGGATAAATACACAAATTAAAACTTATAAAAATAAAGTAAATATTATGTCTAATTCATTAATATATAATGAATGGACAAATTTTATAAATGATGATAAATATAAAATATATTTTATTACAAATGAAAGTGAATGGTATAATAAATTAAAAGAAATAAAAAAATATATAGATGATAATAATCAAAAACCATCACAAAATAATAAAAATAATAATATTAAAACTTTATGTATTTGGATTAGTACACAAAACTCAAACTATAAATTAAAAAAAGAAATTATGAAGCACCCATTAATATATAATGAATGGACTTTATTTATTAATGATAATAAATATAAAAAATATTTTATTTCAAATGAAGATGCTTGGTATAATAATTTTAATATATTAAAAATATATATTGATGAAAATAAAAAAAAACCAACATATAATGATAAAAATAATAATGCAAAAAAAATGAGTAATTGGTTACAAACACAACTTCATAATTACAAAAAATCTATTAAAATAATGTCTATACCATCAATATATAAGCAATGGACTACATTTATTAATGATGAAAAATATAAAAAATATTTTAACTAAAATTTCTCATTTATAAATTATTTTTTATTATTTTATAAATTTATAAATTTTAATTTTGTAAAATATTTAAATCATATTTTGTATTATTATAATGTTCTTCTTCAACAGTTCCTTTAGTAATAAATCGAACTATTTTTGTATTTTTATTTTGACCAATTCTAAGCATGCGTCCAATAGCTTGCGATTCTACTGCCTTTGTTTGTTCTATATCATGTTGTAATACATCACAAAATAATATATAATTTGCTTCTGTAAGGGTGCTTCCACTGTTACTGTGCTCACTACTTAACATTATAACACGATAACTATCATCTTTTTTAAATTTCATAATATTTTTATTAAGCACATAATTATTTCCAGAACAATGAACAAATTTAATATTAAATTCAGATAATGTCTTACCTATCATTCGTAGCATCTTCTCGTATTGGCTGAAAATAATAACACGATTTGTAGGATCATCAAAGATTGTGTAGATATACTGTATTAGCATCTGCATTTTACTGCCATATTTATTGATGCAATTATTTTTCCAATCTTTTCCCAACTTCTTTTCTAAAACAGTCAGCTCAGCACCTCCAGAAGCACCTCCAGAAGCACTACCAGAAGCACTACCACTATCACCAGCATCCCCACCAGAACCAACCTCTTCCTGAACCACTTCTTCTTTCTTATTAATCATTTCAACGTTCGTAATATTAAGTGATTTTCGGTCAATAGGTGCGCGACATTCCGGGCAGTTAAAATTTGTTTTTAAATCACTTGATAATTTTTTAATACAAGTTAGGCAAAAGATATGTCTACAAGGTGTAACAACAAAATCAGTTAAGTCATCAAAACAGATGATACAAGGATCTTTAGTTTTATCTGTAAGAAATTCATTGTTTGAAAATAATGTAATTTGGTTAATAATACGTGTCTTATCACTATCAAAGGTGCTAAGTTTTTTTAGATTTTTGCTAATTTCATCACGTGTTTTAATTTCACCTAATTTAGCTCCAAAAGTGGAGCATTTCATAAGAATATTGGATATATTATTAACCCAAGTATTATTCCATAGACTATATAAATGATATTTAATATCATTCATATTAGTTCTTAATATAAAATCAAGTGTATTTGGATTTTTCCATACTTCAAATACATTAAGAATATTATAGAATATTTCACAATTTGCTCTTATACGAGTATTAGTTAAATCACTAAATTTATTATTAATATCTTGTAAAATATCTGATGCAATAATTTCATCAAGATTAAGATTTGTAATATAATCTATGAGTGCAATCCATCCACTTACATCATTTTCTAATTCACTATTTCTTTTTATAAGTTTAGTTTTAGTGATTTCTAATTGTTTTACTTGTTGAGTAAATTTAGCAATCATATTAGTATTTAGTTGTTCCAGAGTTAAAGCCTCTATACACACATCATTTGCTACAGAACCATTACCAGACCCATTTCCAGAACCGCCATTATCTTCCATTAAATTAATTTCATTATTAATTAAAATATTAGTGCACATTAAAAATAGAGTTCTAATTTTAACTGCTTCACTAAGATTACGACTACCTCTAATAGAATTATAAATATTACGTTCAATATTTGTTTGTTCTACATAAATGACTTCTTCTGTAAAAATAGGTATATTTAGTAATGTTTTTACATCTTTCTTAAATGTTTTCTTAAATACTGTATTTAATAGTATATCCATATTATCAGGACTAATACCAATCAAATCACGTAAATATCTAATCTTATCGATTTGTGTAATAAAATCATCATTATAGTCTTTTACTTTTAAAAATTGTAAAATACCTAAAATACTATCAATACCCTGTTCTGTTGGTGTGCCTGTCATAGCCCATTTATAATTAGAATTTAAAATAGATAAATTTTCATAGTAAAATTGTCCTTCATTTGTAACTGATTTCATTCTATCAGTATATCTACACATTGATGTTGAAAACATTTTAATGATAGGAGAAAGTTTTTCGTGTGCTTCATCAAGAATAACACGATTCCACTTAATTTTAAAAATATTAAATTTTTCAGATAGTCGAGACATTTGATAAACATAATTACTTTTAGTTGAAATAGGTACACTAGATGCACTTAGACCACTTGTATCACCAGCAACACTAGAAACACCATTATCTGCAGTTTTAGTTTTTTTCTTCTTATCATTATCTGTATCATACGTTGAATGATTTTTATGATGCTTTTTAATAATATTTATTTTATTTAAATGTTTAATTTCATCTGTTTCACCTTCATAATTTGGTGTAAAACAATTTGTACTCGAATGATTAATATATTGTAAATAATTCTCATTAAATAATAAATTACTTGAAACAATATAAATATCATATAACTGATTAGAAAGATATTCATTTTCAGTTTCTTTTGTATTTGTTTTATGACATTGTAAATATTTATCAACATAACTATATGTATCATCTCCAGAATCAACTATAGTATCATCAACTACAGGTTCGCCTAAAGGTTCGCCTACAGGTTCAACTATAGCATCATTATCACTATGTAATAAACAATTAAGAGTATTATTAATATTATTTTTTGTTTTTAATATAAGTTTTTTCTTAATAGGTTCAAGATTAGTATTATCAATAGGAGTATCTTTTAGAGTATCTGTTGTAATATCTTTTATAACATCTTTTATAACATCTTTTATAACATCTTTTTTATCATCTTTTTTATCATCTTTTTTATCATCTTTTTTATTTAATTTTTCATTATCTTTTTTTGCCTTTAACATTAATTTTTCAATCATTTTTTGTTCTTTTGTTTGTTTTTTAATAGTAGTATCAATCGTATCAATAATTTTAGTAATATCAATACCAATATCAAGTCCAATAGGTTGGTTATGAGTATCTAATTTTATAATACTTGGTATAATTGCAATATTGTCTTTCTCTTTTGTTTTAAGTTTAAGTGTAATTTTACGCTTTGGTTCTTGTGTAGTATTAGTACCACTACCACTACCACTACCACTACCACTACCACTACTACTACTACCACTACTATTACTATTACTAATATTATTTGCCTTACATTTCTTAATATGAAATTCAGTTAATTCATTTTCTAAAGCTTTAATAGAATTTATTCCAATTAAAACTTTTGCCCTTAAGTTAAATTTATTTTTGACATATTTTTCAATTTCATTTTCCCATTGAGATGTTAATCTACTTGGGACAATAATTAAATTATTATATTCAAAACCTTTATCCAAGGGATCTATAAAATTATTACGTGTAGCATTAGGAGTATTATTACTATTATTACTTAATTTTGCAATTAAATCATTTATGTCTTTTTTATAAATATTATATTTTAACATATCATGTTTTAATTTTACTACTAAGTGTGAAATAATTGTTAATGTTTTACCAAGTCCAACTTCATCACAAATTGCACCACCGCAAAACTCTATTTTTGTATTATATTTTTCTTTATATGTTTTAGGTTTAATAATATTTTCAATAACATTAAAATCATCATTATATGAAATGCGGCTTAAGTTTTTATGATTAGTAGCATTTAATGCTGCAATTATACTTACTGAATGTTTAATTGATTCTTTATTTTCAATATCAATAACATATTTTTTATTATCATGATTAATATAATAATCTTTTACGACAACTTCTGGTATATGCTGTTTTAACCTATATATAAATGATTTAATATCTTGTAATTCATTATTATAATTATAACAATTAGACATTGAAAATTTATTATAATATGCATCAATAGTTACTTTATGTGCATCAATATTATCTTCTAATTGCAACATCCATAATAAGTTATTTTGTTGATATTCAAATAATTTTAAATTAATATGTTCTTTTAAGAATGTGCAAAATTTAGTATAATTTTTAGATGTTTTATCTGTAATTTCAAAACTTTTATTAATTTCATGATTAGTGATTTTATATTTATCATCTTGATATTTATCTTCAGTGCTAATATTAAATAATCTACTAAGTGAAAATAAATCTGGTTTAATTTTCATATCAACTAAATCATTTAAAAGTGATTTATGAATATGACATTGAAAAACATCATTTCTTTTATCAGTTATATTATCATATGAAAATATAAAGCTTTGTTGTATTGAATTTTCTATTTCATAATTTAATCTATCATAATTATTACATACATATCGCAGATATAATAATGATTTATAGGCATTAAGTTCTGATTCAAAAGTTAATTTTACACCAGTATTTGTATTAAATAATAAATGTTCTTTATAATAAGGGTCTATTTTTAATAGTCTTGGTTTAATATTAGCAATTTCATTTTCATGATAATTAATAATATCTTGTTGTCTCACAATACAATTATCTGTAGGAGGTTTAGTTCTTGCAAATTTTTCAATAATTTGAGTGACTCTATTAATTTCATTTGTATGTCTATTAATATCAACTACTTCTTGATTATGATTAACTAAGACTTGTGTTCCATCATATTTAAATTTAACATCAAATGCTAATCTAAATGGTAAAGCATCTTTATAATTAATACTACTAAATTGTTTTTGTGTAATATGTAAATAGGAATAGACATTACAATTTAATAGTTCTTTTAAATCAACTGAATTATATTTTATAGTATTATCAATAATGAGTTTATAATTACTAAATAAGTCATATACGTTGTCTGGTTGTTTATAAAGTTCATTCCAAAGAGTTATAACTAAATCTGAATTTTCATCTTTATAAGGTATAATATGTTTAGAAAATATAGAGTCATTTACATTTGTATTTACATTTGTATTTATATTTACATTTGTATATACATTTGAATTTATATTAGGAATAAAATAATCTCTAATAATATTACCATTACTATTATCTTCACTTGATAATATAGTATTTAATAAAGTTAAAATAGTTTTAATAATAGGTTCTGTTAATGTTCCATTAGTTTCATATTTTAATAAACTATTTATAAATCGAGATGTATTAGATTGAACTGTAGTTTGTGTATCAAATTTAATGTCTTTATAGAGACGAAGAATTTGTATAATAGGTATAGTTAAATACTCTGCAAATATGTATTGCGTTTCATCGTTAATAGGGTGATTATTAGTGCTACCATTAAATAAAATTTGTTGTAGTTTATTATAGGTATTATAAGTATCACAAGTATAATAATGTTGATTATTGTTGTTATTTTTTAATTTTTTACCAACCCAATCAATTGTTTTTGATACTAATGTATAATTATCTTTATTAATATTATTTTCTGTTATAAATAGTTGATTTACAAGTGTAAATTTAATAAGTATTAAATAATTAGCTTTGTCATAGCATAAATATTCATCAGTATCGTTATTATTAAGATTATTGTAAATTTGTGCAATAAGTTTATTTACAAATAATGAATCATATTCTTCTAATAATTGAGTTTTAATATCATTCATTAATTCAACTTTATAGTTAGGTTTGTAATAGGCGTAATATTTAGTTTCCATATTGTATTTTTATAAATTATGTATTATTTATACTTTTATATAGTTTATAGTTTTCAAGTCTTTAAATTATATTTATTTATATTTATAAATATTTTATAAATATTAATAAATTAATAATAAAAATCAATTTTTATTATTTTTAGTTTTTTGTTATTTTTATATCAAATATATAAATATATATAAATAAATAAATAAATATTTATATATATTAAGACAGACTTCTGCAAAATTTTTATAATTAATTATTATATTATTACTAACTTATAATTACCAACTTATAATTACCAATTTATAATTACTAATTTATATATATCAAATGACAACTAAGAGATATTTTAAGAAAAGAACTTTACTTAAAAAACATAAAAAAGTTAATTTAACAAAAAAACATAATAAATCAAGATTAACTAAAACAATAATCAATAAATTAGTTGGTGGTGCAGGCTATAATGATGATGAAATAATTAAGTTTAATAAGAATGTTCTGCCAAATTTAAAAACATTAGATGATTGTGATATTGCAATTAAAAAAATAAGTGATACACAACAAAGATTAGATGGCGAGATGGAATCGTATAAAGCATACGGAAAACTCAATACATATTCAGAAAAAAGAATATCAACAGTTCTCCCAAATTTAACAGCCAAACAAGATGAAAATATTAAATTAGTAAGAAAAAAAAGAATAGAGCTTGCACAAACACAAGGCGAATCTATGAATGACAAATTAGTAATAGATTTAATACTCTTTTTACCAAGTACAGAATTAAAAGGTTATAAAAAAATACTACTAGATTTACAAGAGACAATAAAAAAAAGCATAGACGATAAATTAATAAATTTAGCTAATGCATATATAGAATTAGTAGAAGCATATATAAATTTTAAAAGTAAAAAATCAAAACGTAATAATTTATCATCTGCTGTAGAAGTTGCAACAACTAAGGTAAATAAAGAAATAGAAACTTTAAAAGGTAATACAGAACCAATACAAATATCACATATGTGGTTTAAAAAATGGCCTGATCATGGTGTTCCTGAAAAAATGGATGATTTTCAAGCATTTATCAGCCGTGTTTTTGATGATATGAATATACATGGTGGTAATACAGTAATACATTGTTCTGCTGGTGTTGGAAGAACTGGTGTTGTTTATGTAGTATTAAAATTATTAAGTGAAGGTAATGAATTTGATTCAATTAAAGTTGAAGCTGTACAAGTTTTATTAAAGAAAAGAATTGATGATATTATTAATGAAGAAAGAAAAAACCGTAATCAGCATTTTGTTCAAACAGATATACAATATAATTTTATATATAAATATTTTACAGGTGGAGATATGCTTAATTATGATACAGAATTTAATAAATTATCAAAAACAGGATGTAAACCAGAAGACGTACCAAAAATATCTATTATGGGTAACAGAAATAGATATTCTGATATAATACCTTGTGAATCAAAAAGAGTAATGTTAAAGGATGTGTTAAAGGGTGATAATACATATATTAATGCTTCCAATATGACACCTTTAACAGTAAATGGTCGCGAAATTAAAATTATTGCAGCACAGTGCCCTAAGGATGATGCTACAATAAAAGATTTTTATCAAATGGTAAAAGACACAGACAACAATATAAAAAGAATTATAATGGTTACTGGTTTAAGTGAAAAAGGGGCAAAAAAATGCGAAGATTATTTTGGTTCAGGCTTAAATAACTTTCAGCCAATACCAAATAGTGACAATATGGTAGTAAGTTCTAAAGTAGAACATAAAGATATATACGAGACAAGAATTTTAACTAATCAACAACCAAGCGCATCCCAACACATACCTAGCAATTCCCGACAAAAATATAACACTACACCACCAGTTCCATCAAGAAATAGCAAATCAGCCAAATTGATTGCAAATGCTACACAAACTCATAACCCCTCTGCAGAACAGGCGTATGCCTCTGCCGCCCCCACCGGAAGGAAACCTATTCCCAGACCACGTCCAAACGTCCCTGAATCACAGAGAATACAGTTTAAGATTGATACAATTAATAAAGAGATAGAAGAACTTGAACAACTTAAACTTTTACGTGTTCCTGATTATAAAGGAAGAGTTGATATTAGTATAACAATGAAAATATTAGATTTAAAAAAAGAAAGAGAAACATTTATAAAACAACTCGAAGAATTAAAAAAAAATACTAATCCATTTTTATAAACTATTAATATATTGCCAATTTAAATCTTTACATATATTTTTCCATATCTGGTCTTGTTGATGTAATTTAGTTCTTGACTTTAAAAGTTGAAAACAAGTTAAATATTCATCTAATTCCAACAATTCAAAAAACTTATACATAACATAATTATAAGATAAGAAATTCTTTCTTTTAAAAGGACAGTATGTTTCAAATGGTATTTGTATTGCTTTAAACATACCTCTTATAATTTCTTCGATTTCTGGTGCAATGACTGGTGCTGGAAGACCATTTAACTGATTTATTATATAAGGTATATGTTCGTAATAATCATTTTTCTTAATTTTTTTCAATATTGTTCGCATTTTATCTGGTGTAATTACAGCCATATTTCTAATACGTTCTTTCTTAATTTCCATTATAATATCATTATAAACCGATTCTGGAATATCAGTCGTTTCTTTAGCTTGGAATTGTGCTAAGAATTCATTTAAATGATTAATACGTTTATAGCAAAACGAGGTCATTTCTTTGGGAGGTTCTTTAAAACTGGGTTTATCACTATCTACAATTATATTTTCAATATAGCCACAATTAGGACAAGTAAGTTGTCCTGTATTATTATTTAAAAGCATTTCAATATTACACATATCACAAGAATCAAAGAAGTTTTTATGAGTATTATCAATAGTCGTGCTAATATAATTTTTATCTATAAGTTTCATATATTTGTCATATATGACATCTTTATTCTGATGCATAAATATTTGTGTTTTCTGATTTTTATATTTATGTACATTATTTTTAAAATTATTATCAAAATTATTATCAAAATTATTATTTTTAGTTTCATATTCAGTTTCAGTTCTATTTAAAGTTTTAGTATTAATATTATTTATAGTTTCATTAGTATCATTAGTTTCATTAGTATCATTAGTATCATTAGTATCATTAGTTTCATTAGTTTCATTAGTTTCATTAGTATCATTAGTATCATTATTAATAGTATCAGTGTTTATAGTATCACTACATTGAAACCAATCTGTAATATTTTTTTTCTTTTTATTTATATGAGTTTTAGAGTCTTTCTCATTTTTATTCTCATTTTGATTCGTATCACTAATAGTTATTTTTGTTTCTTCATTAATAATTTTATAATAATTACTTAATAATTTACCTGTATTTAACATATATTCATTTTCATCTATATTATTTTCAATTCGATTTAATTCATATTCAATCTCTTTTTTTTTATCATCATAAAACCATATTTGTGTTTGTAATTCAATATTTAAAATTGTCAAAGATTTATTTTGTATATTTAATTCATTTAATTTTTTATTTATATTGTCTAATTCTTTATAAAGTATTTGTATTGTATCTTTATTATCCGTAAATGATTTTAATATATTATTATGTTTAGCATCAAGTGTTTGTCTATCGTCGAATAATAAGCGAGTTTTTGTTTTTGTTTTAAAAGCCATATAAATATTTAAAATTATAAAAAATAAGTAATATTATATATACTCTATAAATCCTTTAAGTATAAACTATTAATAAATTAAAAACTAAATACTTTATACGCAAATAAATGAGATGAAAATATAAATGAAAATATAAATGAAAATATAAATGAAAAAAAAATTGAATTATAATTGAATTTATAATTAAATTATAATTGAATTAATAATTGAATTAATAATTGTACTTATTATTATATTATAAATAGTAAAATGTCAATAAGACAAAAAACAAAATCAAAAGTAGAAAAAGAAGAAAAAGAAGGAAAAAAGGAAAAAGTATATACAGAAAGTTCTGTATCTAGTTCTTCTGTAGATAAAATTACAAATCTATTTAAAAAAGATAAATTAACTATTGATGTTAAAGACAATCCATCAGTTGATGATTTAAAAGAAATTGAAAGAGAAGAAAAATTTGCATTTAAATTTAATAATAAGTCAAAAGGTGCATATTTTGAATGTCATAAAGATGAAGATTATTATCTAGAATATTATAGAACTTTTGGTAAACCTCAAATTTATGGTTTATATGAAAAAAATAATGAAACAAAAGAAAAAACTATAATTGGAACAGTAACTTTAAATTATAGATATGATAATAAAGTTTGTCAAATTATGGATTTGAAAATAAAAAAAGCATATCGTGGCACAGGTGGTGTTAATAAATTTATTAGGTCAACTTTATTTAGTCGTATGATTAAAAATAATGGTTATTATGGTATATGTATGAATACAAATACCATTATTGAAACTCTAACAAGTAAAATTAGTTTACCAAAAATGAAAAATAGAGGTAAAATGTTAATTTATTTAGTATCTTATGATGAAATAAATAAGATACTTGCAACATTAGCAACATTTTATTGTAGTGAAATCGCTTATGTTGATAATAATAAAACACGTATGATTGTATCTTCTGAAACAAAAAAACCTTATAAGATTTTACACTTACATCATAATGCTGAATATAGAGAAGATGTTGATTTTACAGAATTACAACGAGGATATCAATATTGCTTTTCTATTCATGAAAGTAATGAGTATATTATTCAAGAATTAAAGGACAAATATAAGATAGCTGCAAGTTCAAGTGCTACTGTATATAGTAATGATTTTAAGACAGATTGGTCTAAATTTGTAAAGACTTTTGAAATCTAAGTTTTGAAGTTTTACCAAAACTTCACTAAACGCTAGGTAGGCTAAAGCCTACCAGAATTAGAAAAGCAGGATTTAGAAAAGCAGGATTTAGAAAAGCAGGATTTAGAAAAGCAGGATTTAGAAAATCCCGCACGCAAATTACGTGAAAATATTTGCACTATATTTTTAGTTAAGTTTTTTTTAAAAACTTAGTTTTAGTTAAGTTTTTTCTAAAAACTTAGTTTTAGTTAAGGTTTTTCTAAAAATGTAGCATTTTGTAATCAAAATTATAAAAAATTGAAAATACACAACTGTCTAAATATAGGAAATATAAATATAAATATAAAAGATAAACATATATAAGATGGCTTTAGCAAATTGGCGAGAATTAGATAGAGTATTTTGGTCCCACTCAAGTCATATATCATTGCCATATCATTCTATGGTTATGGCAAGTTTTATTTGCAACACAGAATTTAATGTGCAACTTCCAGAAAGTGTATTAACATTCATTTTCTCATTTATTAAATGTGAAAAATCATTGTTTGTATATTCTTTATATACTTCAAAACCTGGATTTATAGGAACAAAGAATATTTATTATAGTAGAAAAATACCAGACTATTTTGCTGAATTGAATGAAGATCAGTTGGTAGATTGTTATGAAGCAATTACACCATCACAAACTTTGTTGGTGCTCTCTCTAGGTAAAAAAAAGCAAAAAAAGCAAAAAAATCAAGAAAATCTAGAAAATCAAGAAAATCTAGAAAATCTAGAAAATCTATATATTGGTTCAACTCGTACAAGACAATTTTTACTATTAGCATTTGATAAATCAACTTCTAATGAAACAATACAGAATTTTCTCGATGATGCTAATGATGAGTATTATGATTATCTAAATGTATCATATTCGTATTGGGATTTTTTAGAATTACTTGAAGATAAAGACACTGCTATTTTAATTTAACTAATATTTTTTTACACCTAAAAATCCATTTCATTAATACCTAAATAATCTTGTTCATATATTTTATATATTTTTCTATCTTTATCACCTTTCAAAAGTGCCTCTTTATATTCTATATTGTCAATAAATATTTCAAAGAAACTAATAAATTTTAAAAGTCTATCTAGAATAGTATTTACTACATAATCATTATCGTATTTAATTTCATTAACATATATATTTCTTTCATTTTTTTTATTTGTATGTGCTTCAACTAAATAGGCTTGTGTGAATGATAATGCATGAAGATAAAGTTGAACTTGGACATTTTCATAATCACGCACTTTTTTAAATAAAGATTTTTGTCTCATTTTAGCTTCTACTAATTCATTATCACTTGTCATACCATCATATTTACCAATAATATACCAATCTATATGGGTATGGGTATTGGTAGTTGCATCGGCATCTGCATTGGCATCTGCATTTGCAGTTTTAAGATGTATAGGCGTAACCCATTCATTTGATTGTATAATCTTTTTTTCACTCAGACGGCAAAATTCATCTAAAATAGCATCTTCATTAGTAATACCGTGTGTTTTATTAGTTATAGAACATACTTTTTTTGTAAGGTCAATTTTTTGTGTTTCAGTTAAGTTTGTTTGTGCATGAATATAATTTGTAATTTCATCTTGTTGTTTTGTCATATCATTACTTGTTTTATCTTTATTTAAATTAAGGTCTTTTACTTTTTGTAAAATATGTGTGCCTGATGAAGCATCAGCTTCCCAAATATCATTATATTCATTAGATGTTGCAATTTGAGTATGTTCTGATTTTAATTTAGCTTCAATAAGTTTAAAATCATCAGGTTTATATTTACGCCAAATTTCACATATAATACGAGGAAAATTATTATATGCATCTAATCCAATTAATGGTGCAATTTGAGAGATTGATAAGTTTAATCTAGATGTCATTTTAATTTTATAATAATCTATAGTTTAGTTTATAGTTTATAGTTTTTAATACTTTGTATAAATTGTGTATCCAGATATACTTATGTATAATAATTCAATTTTTATATTAGATAAATAGATAAATATATAAATATATAAATATATAAATATATAAATATATAAATATATTAAGCACTTAATCAGATAAAGTAGCTGTTAATGTAGGTGGAGCGTCTTTCATATCAATATACTCTCCTGTTTGAGGATCAACAACAATAGACCCTCTAATCCCTCGTGATGTTATTGTTAACTTTGCTAAAGTATATACTAATCCTGGAACATAAAATAGACTTGTAAGTAAAAAACTATATATGATTCTATTTAAATTTTCAAATTTAAATAACATTTTTAATGTATCCCACGTTATATATGGAAATTGTTCAAGTAAATAGTCTTCTACGATATTTAAAATTTCACCTATAGGTGGAAATATAATTGTAAATAAAATTTTAAATATATGTGTTGGAATTGTAAGAACACCATGACCCATTCCGCCATATAAAGCACGGTCAAATAATTCATATTTATCAGAAAAAATTTTATTTTCTACAAAATCAGTCATTTTTTAATACAAACTATTTTATTTTATATTACTACTATTAAGAAATAATATATTTTATCTATATCTAAAACATAAAATATAAATATAAAATAAAAAATGTGAATACAATAATTATTTATTTATAATGGAGTATCTGTATCAGAAATATTTCTTAATGTATAAACTAATCCAGGTATATAAAATAATGTTGTTAATAAAAAACTATATATAATTTTATTAAGATTTTCAAATTTGATAAGATTACTAAATACTTTCCAATTAAAAAAAGGCATATCATAAGATACATCATTACCAACTATATTAACAACCTCACCTAGTGGAGGAAATATAACTGCAATAATTACTTTAAAAAAATTATTTGGAAGACAAAATGATCCATAACCTAACCCACCATACATTACTTTGTCAAATAAACTCCAATTATTTAAATTTATTTTATTCATTTCTATGTTTATTATTTAACTACTTTATAATTAGATTTTTTATTTGTATTTTATTATTTTAGAATTAGATTTTTAATTTATGTATTTTTCTATGTAATATTTTTTTATGTAATACTTTTTTATTCTAAAAAAAACTGAAACATAAAAAAAATATAATACCAATTAAAACAACAAAACCAATGGTGCTTAAAAATGCTGTTATATCTTGATTTGCTTCTTCAGGTGGATATAATTTTTCAAATTTTTTTAATTGGTACATTTCATATTGATCTGCATATCTATTTCTAGATGTTATAATAAAAGCATATATAATTCCTGCTAAAAAAAAGACATATGTAAGTAACATACAAACGAGTATATTAAACCAACCATATATGCCTTTACTTAACATAACTCCAAAAGGAGGCATTAATACATTCATTGTATAACGAAAAAATTTAGTGCTTATAACTTTACCTTTAATAAGAGATCTTGGTAGTATACCTTGAAAATTACCAAAAGTCATATTATTTATCCATCCAAAAGCATATTGTGTGATATCAAAAATATAGAATACGAATCTTAATATAAAATATAGAACTATATCTATAATTGATAATACTAAACCTGTAATAGGTCCTGGTCTACCAATGATACCACCAAGTTGGTCATTATTTTCTACATTTTGTTTTCTTGCCCAATGTTTTTTAGATATATAAATATAATCTTCAGGATCTTTTGCAGTTATATTATAAGGATCTGGGGTAGGCATATTGTTTATTTATAATTTATTATTTATTATTTAGTTATATATTTATAATTATAATAAATATAATAAAAATACTAATTAATTATTAATAATTAATTAGTATTTTTATTATATTTTATTATAGTCTAAGCATAAATAACAAGTAAAGCATATACAAGTCCTGGAATATAAAATAATAATGTAAGTAATATGCATATTATAATATTAAGCCATCCAGTTAATCCCATATCCATAAATACACCAATTGGTGGACATAAAATAGTTCCTAATATAACACTAAATGGAACTGTATTTGTATTTGTTAAATAGCATTTTTTATCTTTACTTCTGTTAAATTTTGTAAAATAATTACTTTTTCTATCAGATTCTGTAAGACTTGATTGGTCCCATCCCCAAATACCGTTCATCCACCCACCAACTGTATTTACAGATGTTGACATTAAACCTAATATTATATCAATTGGTAATCTACATATTATTATTATAATTGTCATTAAACTATTAAAAAACTCCTGACAAAAATTTAAGGGATTTAATAAATCTGTAAATAACCATAATAAAAATTTAATGAACCAAAATACAAATAATACAATCCACTTACAAAATTTAAATAGCAATATAAATAAATCACCAATTTGTATAATAGCACCAAACATACCTTCAAGTCCACCTCCATTTTGTCTTTCGATAACATTTAAATATATTATATTATGATTTTTATTATTTTTTATATTACCACTATCCCTATCATTATAATTTTCATTTATAAGTTTATTTAAATGAGTATATTTTGATAGTAATTTATTATTATATATAATATAATAATTATTAAATTTAGTAGTATAAGTTATAATATCATCTATTGTTTTTATATATTTTGGTATAGTATTTAAACATATTTGTATATTATTTATATAAAGTATAGGTTTTATCATTTACTATAATTTATTTTTTATTATTATTATTATTATTTATATTATTGCTATTCTAAATTTAGATATATTTTTATAAATTTTAATCAATAAGAAATAAAATAGTAAAAATAATAGAAAATGTAAATTGTAAATAGATACTAATATAAACTATGTTATAAACTATGTAATAAACTATGTAATAAACTATGCAATAAACTATGCATAAATGATAAGTAAAGCATATACAAGACCCGGAATATAAAATAATAATGTAAGTAATATACATATTATAATATTAAGCCATCCACTTAATCCCATATCCATAAATACACCAATTGGTGGACATAAAATAGTCCCTAATATAACACTAAATGGTACTGTATTTGTATTTGTTAAATAACATTTTTTACCTGTACTTTTGTTAAATTTTGTAAAATAATTACTTTGTCTATCAGCTTGAGTAAGACTTGATTGATCCCATCCCCAAATGCCTTGCATCCATCCACCAACTGTATTTACAGATGTTGCCATTAATCCCAATATAATATTAAATATTGAACTAAATATTGCATAAAGTATAACTACTATTGTATTAAAAAAATCCTCACAAAAATGTAATGGATTTAATAAATCTGTAAATAACCATATTATAAAAAATATAAACCAGATTACAAATTTAACTAACCATATAATATATTTAATCCACATAATAAATACATCACCTATCATCAGTATTGGTTCGATAATAGGCTTAAAAATCTCATTTACAGGTGCAAGAACTATATCCATTTTTAAATTTATAAGTAATAAGTATTTATAAAATTAAGTTTTTTAATATTTAATAATATATTAAATAAGTTATTTAATACTATAAAAGAATTTATTTAATACTATAATATTACATAAATATTACACAAAATATTAAGCAAATAAATATTTATCTAATTTACTAATTTCATCTAATTTATCTAAACTCTCTACATTTATTTTCTTTTGTTTAGCAAGATGTTCTCTTTCAGCTTGTTGTTTAATGATTATATCCTGTTTTTTTTTCTGTTCTAATGCTTCAAAATTTTGTGGCTTCATGAAATTATTTTCAACAAAAACATTTAATAAATTATTATTATGAATATTATGAATGACCTGTTGAGATTTTAAACTAACTATAATTTTATCAAATCCTAATAAGCTTTGGAACAGTAGTTCTGGTCTATCTACTAATGGTATAACATAATCAATTGTTTCTGTAATATATAACATAGACCATATGATATAATTTTGTTTTTTACCTCTTGTAGAAGGTGTGAATTTATTAGTATATAATTTAAATAAACATTGTATTTGTTTATTCCATTCATTATTAAATCCTACAGAAGATTTTAATTGTGAAATTTTATGAATGACAGACCATACTAACCATACCACATCTTTATAATATTTAGCATCTATACCACTTACTGTTCTGGAAGCACATTCATATTTACCATATTTTTTAGAATTAATCTTCTCCCATTCAAGTATCCAATTTAACCAATATAACGCTTTATTAATATTTCTATTATGGATATGAAATGCCATTTCATTAATTGCAATGCGAATTTCACTAGGATCTCCATCTATTATAATAGTTTCTATTAATCTGTTATCTTTTGCTTCTAATTTTGATTTAAAATGATCTATGATGAACTCATTTTTTTTTATAGTAGGTAGTGTATTTAATTTACGTTTTTTAGATAATACCAAAATAGATACCATTTCAGAAAGTAATAATCTTACCGCAGGATGATTGCGTAATAATAATACGTTGTCTTTTGTAAATTTAGTATTATCTATAATAGATTGCCATTGTAGATTTTTATTATATATAAATTCTGGTAATTTAGGATTATATATATTAATAGTTTTACAAGCAATTGTCATTAGTTTAGTCCATAATGGACTTACTATACCTGATAAAAATAATTGTAATGACCAATGTAATGCTGGTTCTAATTTATCTTCTAGTATTGCTTTATCAAGTGCTGCACTTGCTTTTGAAATATTATAGCCACCAAAAGTTTGGGTTTTAAAGTCTTTTAACATTCTGGAATCAATAATTTTACAAGTTTCTGATATAATGGGTAAAGATGAAGTAGATGACTGCTGTGATTGTTCTGTTCTATCAGTTTTATTTATTGGGGTCATTGTATATTTAGATGTAATAATTGACATTTTATTTTTAAATTTTATATCTTAATTTTATCTGCACTATTTATTTTTATCATAAAAACGAAATTATTTAATTGAATATATGAAAAAATTAAAAATAAACTAAACTATATCATCTTACAACATTTCAAACTGCTTTTGACTCCAAGTAGATAATGCATATGTATCTAAAATATATTTAGCATCTTTCATAATAGTATCATATACAATAGGTTCTCTAGGATGCCATTTTGTAAAGGTGCAATAATATATTTTTACTTTTGGAAAAATTTCTTTTTCAATAATATCATTATATACTTCTGGTGTCTCAATAATACCTTTTTTTGTCAATAATTTATCTAATTTAGTAAAATTAGTTATTTGTTTATGGTTTCTATTAAAATTCCATACAGCTTGTTGTGGACTAATAAAACCACTTTCAATTTTGTCAATTTTAAATTCTAAATTGCGAGGTAAAGTATATTCACTTAAATCGTGATATGGTATTAATTTACCCATTTCTTTAGTATATTCAATACCTGTATTTTCACTAAATTTGTTTTGTGGCATATATAAAAATGGTATATTTTTCAAATCTTGTAATATAAATAATGAATCATGAGTACTAAAACGTTCTGCAATATTTCTATCTGCAGTTGTAGAAATAAAGTTTTTAAATGTAAAAGTATCTCCTTCTTTATACTTTTTAAATGAATCTGGTAATCTCATACCACGAAAAAGTATCTCATCTCCAGTTAAATGAGGACATTCAGGTTTATTATAAATAGTATCTAAATTATTAAGTATTTTAATTCTAGCTTTATAATTATTTTCAATATATGTTGGTATATCTTTTATATCAAATGATTTTAACATTGGATATAAATTTGATCCATTTCCATATATATCTCTACGAAAAGTTTCTTCTTCATATATACGAAAGGGAAATGATATTTCCAATGGTTTATTTTCATTAGTAAGTAATTGTGTTTGAAAAAAAGAGCCATAACCTTTATAATATTTTAGAGCAGTTAATTCATCATTTGTAAATTTATTATAAAATTTTGTAAATTGTGGTATTAATTTAACAATCTTGTCAACTCTTTCAACTTCATATTTTCTAATATCTTTTCTTGTAATTTTTCTTTTTATTGATTTATGTTTATCATTATGTTTAACTACATTAATGGATTTCTTAATAGATTTTTGCTTAATAGATTGTTTTTTATTTATCATTTTATATAATATATTTATTATTTATTATTTATTATTTATTATTTATTATTATATGAGATAAAAAAATACTTTAATTATAATTTGTTTTATAATAATTTGTATTACTATTTGTATTACTATTTGTATTAGTATATAATAATTTACTCATATCTATAATAACAGAATCTGATGGTGTTGTTGGTATACTTGAAGTTGGTGATATATTTGGAGACGTTTGTATACTTGAATGTTCTGAGTTAGTTGGTGATGTAGTTGGAGATGTATTTGGTACTATACTATTTAGTAATTTAAATGAATAATATTTATCTTCAACACTTTTAGGTTGTATTTTAGGATGTATTTTATTATATTTTACTTCTTTATCATAATAAACATTACGTGAAATAACATTATTAAATTCATCATATTCAAGTATTGTTTTTTCTGTATATATTTCAGTTTTTGTATAAGAATATGCCATTTTGATACTTATAATAACTATATTAAATAATTAATAGCAATAAGGGTTTAAATTTAAATTTATTCATTATTAACTTTATGAAATCAATTTTATAATATTTTATATTATTTTAGAGTATAAAAAATAATTTATTATATAAAAACAATATATATAATATATATAAATATTAAATATAGTATCTAGAATAAATATAGTATCTAGAATAAATATAGTATCTAGAATAAATATAGTATCTAGAATAAATATACATAAATATACATAAATATACATAAATATACATACTAAAAAATGACAGTAGGAGCACTTTTACAACTTGAATATGGGAATACAGACCGTATGGCATTTTTAACGCTTAACCCTCAAATTACTCATTTTAAATCAGTGTATAGAAAATATACTAATTTTGCTACAGAATTTATAACAGTTCAACCAACATATACTACTGAATTATCTTGGGACACTGAAAAAACAATAGAATTTACAATACCACGTGATGGTGATGCTATTCGTGATGTGTATTTAACGTTTGAACTTCCAGATATATATTCAGATAGCATTTATCAATTTCAATGGATTAAACGTATTGGTGAATATATAGTAAAGGAAGCAACATTACAATTAGATACCAATACAAATTTAGATAAACATTATTCTGAATGGTTTCATGCGTATAGTGAACTTAATTATAATCAAGGAAAGAAAGATGGTTATTATAGAATGATTGGACATATACCAGAATTATATGATCCGTCTTCATCTCCTGGTAATAATGGTAGTTATCCTACAACATCTTATGCCCCATCCATTATTAATAGAAAGATATATTTACCACTCATATTTTGGTTTAATAAATATGCATCTTTAAGTTTTCCATTAATTGCAACACAATATGCAGAATTAAAAGTGCGTTTTTTATTAAGGCGATTAAGTGAATTATATACTGTTATTAATCCAGTAACAGGGTATCGTATTAGACCAATATCATCATCACATTATATAGGTAATTTTTTAAAACCATTACCACAACCATTATCAACACAAAATAGTTTAAATATAACACCAAGACTTGAAGTTAATAATATATTTTTAGATAATGAAGAAAGAAAAAGATTTGCTTTAGCATCACATGATTATTTAATTACTCAAGTACAAAAATTTGAAGAAACTTATAAAATTAATAATATATCCATTGATATGAAAAATATAATTAAACCTGTTTCGGAAATAGTATTTATGATACGTAGAACAGATATGGAAGATGTCAATGAATGGTCTAATTTTACTAATTGGAATATTGAAAAACTACCTCCATATTCAAATGGATATTATAATCCTCACGGTTCTGCTTTAACAATAAATACTACTAATATAAAATATTATAAAACATCTAATTTATTAAAAGCAGCAACATTAAAAATCCAAGGTAATGAAATTACAACAGGCAATGTTCTTAATAATGATTTACCATCATCAGCAAGACTAAATGGTAAAGACTCTGTATTTTATAATTTAATGGAAAATTTTAATTCTAATAATAATATGCCACAAGAAGGTATATATACATATTCATTCTCATTAGATAATAATAATATACAACCAATGGGTGCTCTTAATATGTCATCTTTAAATAAAAAGGAGTTAGCTTTGATATTAACAGAACTATATACTACCGGATATACAAATAATATCTATAATTATAATATATTAATATTTGCACAAAATTATGATATATTAACAATTATGGGTGGAAAAGGTGGACTTAAATATGCCAATTAAAAGTATAACATATTTTTATTATTTATTTTTATTATTTTTATTCTGGATACACTAATATTATTTGTATTTATTATGTTTTTATTTTATCTATTTAGAATAGTATATAAAATAAAAAACTAAAATTAAAACTAACATAAAAATGGGAACTAAAAATAATAAAAATAATAAAAAAATGCAACAAAATAAAATAACATCATCTAAAAAAGAAAAGTTTGAATCATCAACCTCATTTGAAGATGTAATTGATATGATAAGTGTGTCACCTTCAGCAAGTAATCCTGATTCTGTGACAATGCAAGATAAATTTTCAGATTATTTAATTTTATTTATGAAATATGCTTTTTTAGTGGGTATATTAACATTAAATTTTCTCGGGCTTTCTGTAGCTCTTAATTGTAATGCAGATCAAGAATTATCACAACGTATCTTAAGTGCTATCTTTGCATTCTTTTTTGGATTTGTATATTTAATAATTAATTATTATACATATAAAGTTCTGGGTCAAGGTAAAATATGTAAAATGAATAGGGACAAATTATTTCCTTTCAAAGTATAAATTTTAAATCAAAGTTATAAACTTATAAACTTATAAATATAAAAACTATAAAAACTATAAAACCTATAAAATAATTTTGTTTATATATTGTAAATAACTAGATAATAATAATGAATTTTTATATAATAATAGGTTTTTTACTAGGATTTATATTTTATATACTAATAGATAGAGGTGAGAAACAAAAACCTTTAATATTTAATTCAATTATAATATCATGTATGAATACTAAATATCACATTCATCATTGGATTATATTTTCATTATTATTTATAATTTTAATACCTATTATTTTAATTTATAAATATAATAATATTTTTGCATTATTATTAGGTATATGTTTAGGTAGTATATTACAAGGATTATCTTATAATGATTCTTTTGATATAAAAATAAAATAAATTAATTAGTAATATATAAATATTTTTCATCAATATTTGAATTCATAGTATCAAAATATTGTGCAAAATATGTTTTAAAATTTGTATCGTCTAAAGCAGGATCTTCTTTCATCACTTTATCTATCATACAGGTTTCAACATTATAATCAGCATTTATTTTCTTATCAGTTTCAACTTGATTAAGACGTGCCAGATATTTATTTGCAGCAGTATCATTATCTGTTCCATATTTACCACATACATCAAGGTCAAATAAATTAGGAGCAACTTTTCTACTACATTCTCTTTCATAAGATACTGTAGGATCATCATTTTTTTTTCTCATAACTAAATCAACAAAGGGTATATTATCAGGACATTTCATATTTTTTAAATATTTTTGAGCATCTAATTTAGTATCAAATGTTAAAGGATTGGATATACCATCAATCATTTTTTTTGTATTAAGAAGAAAAAAATGTTTACCATTTGTAACTAAATAATTATAACAACTTGTAGGTATAACAACATCATCAACAAATACTATGAAATTATCTAATGCTTTATTACGTAATAAATAAATAAGTAAAATTAATATAACTATTATAAGAACTACACCAGCAAGATTTAACATATTTTATTTGTATTTATTTGTATTTATTTGTATTTATTTGTATTTATTTGTATTTATTTGTATTTATTTGTATTTTGTTATTATTTTTTTATTTATAATTTATAATAGAATTAGATTTTATTTATATAAATAAATAGATTTTATTTATATAAATAAATATATTTTATTTATATAAATATATTTATTAAATTTTATTAAATTATAATCTAATATTATAATAAGTTTGTCTCATTTTTATTTCATTTACTGTAATAAATAATAAATAAAATGTATCAATTAAATATGTTGTCCATATTATTAATAATAATAGCATTTTTTGTATTCTATAATGAATTTAATAAGAAATTAAATACGATCGAAATGTTACTACTTGCAATTGCTTTTATTGCAATTTTAAGAGCATCGTATAATTATATTCAAATAGATAATTCAAATAAAAGATATGAAGGTTTTACAACTAAAAATAATAAAAAACAAAATCGTACAACTAAACATAAAAATAATAATAAAAATAATAATAAAATACATGATAAGTTTCAAAATACAACCGATGATGAATATGATATGATTATAAATTCTGAAGAGTCTGAAGATTATTTTGATAATGAATATAATGATGAAGATAATTTTGAAGATAATATGAAAACAAATAATAACAAAAATACAATAGCAGAATTATCGAATACAAATACAAATAATCATAATATAAATGATGATGCTGTATCTACAGTTGATGATTTACTTGGTAAGAATCAAGAGTTTTTTAATGATGTTCCAACACCAACCTTACAAGAAATAAAAGATGAAATAAAAAGTATATTTAGTCCTAAAATTATTATTGGTAAAAAAAATAATGGTTTTGGTAATACTGAAAAACAATCAAAATGGAATAGTGCTTTTAGTGGTAGTGAATTTGATATTAATGGTGCCAGTCCTAGCTATACTGATAAAAAAAAATGTGGAGAATATGATGCAATTAGAGAAGATCAAGATGGTAATCTTACAGTTCAAGATTATAAAGATGCTAAAACTTGGGTCCCAGGTTATACTTATTTACCTCCAACAAATTGGGATGTGCCTCAAAAACGTAGTCCTGTATGTATGTCACCAAGCCCAAATTCTATAAAATTAACAGGTCTCGTAGATAGAGGTTTACCAATGAATGTTTTGGAATTAAATCCTCAAGGTCAAATGGCTAATACTGAAGAAAGTGTTCAATTAACTAATGTTGGTAGTATGTTACCTAAATTTAGTTATGAGGAACAACCTTTTAGCAGACCCTATGTATAATTTAATTTTACATTTATTTTACATTTATCTTATATTTTTAATTTTATAATATTTTTATAATATTTTTATAATATTTTATGTTTTATTTTTCTAGCTATCTAATAGTAGTAAAAAATATTTATAATGAATAATGCCCAACAATTAAATATAACAACAATATTAGATACTAATAATAATATAAATAATAATATTAATAATACTAATGAAAATATAATATTAATAAATACTATTTTTAATAATAATGTATCACATAAATATAAAATTAATAAATATTTAGGTGAAGGTATCCAAGGTAGCTTATATACTGCTTTAGATAAAAATAATAAAAAATATATATGTAAAAAAATAAATTTAAATTCTACTATAAATCCAAATCAACAAAAACAATTAAATTTTGAAATAAATTTATTAAAATACCTATCATCAAATAAAATAACAAAAGAATATATTAATCCTTGTTTAGAACATAAAATTGTAGATAACCAAGTATTTACAATATTTCCTATATTTAATGGATTTAGTTTAAATCATATTAAACAATATTTATTAAAAATGAACCATAAAAATTATTATAAAATATTATTTCATCTTATAAAAGTAATATTACATGGTCTTGCTAAAATACATCAACATAATGTAGCACATCAAAATATAAATGGTAATTCAATTTTAGTATCAACTTATGGTGATAGTATAGATAGTATAGATAGGATAGATAGGTTAGATAATAGGATAGATGAAATAAAAGTGAAATTCACTGATTTTGGTCTTGGATGTGGTGTAAATAATACTTATATTAATGATGTATTTTATGATATTAATAGTTGCAATGCTAATCTAATGCCTATTAAAATTACAAATAGTATTATAAAACAATTATCAAAATCAGATTATTTATCTATAGCACAAAAAAAAGATATTATATTATTATGCACTCTATTTATACAATTACTTTTATTTTTTGATAATATAAATATTGATAGTTTACAAGGTTATAATGAAAAACTAAGAAAACAAATAAAACAAATAATTACAGAAAAATTTTTATCACAAATAGAAAAATATAGAACAAATAAATATAAAGTAGATAATGATGTATTACAATTTGTAAATACAAATAATGAAACTAAAAGAGATATATTAGAATACTTAAATATATTTAATGATTATGTATTATGTGAAGATCATCATAGACAATCTTGTCAATATATTCTGGACAAACTAATTATATATGAAAAATATAAAAATGAAGTATTTTAATTTAGTTATAATATCTATATCTCTATAGCTATATATATTATCTATATCTATCAAATTCATTTCCTAATATTTATTGTGTATCCAGATATAAATATTCATATATTCTTTTAGCAATAACTGTTCCTATACGTCTTTTTTGTTTTTCAGTCTCTGTAAGTAATATTTCAGATATAATTTTAATACTTTCTTCTTCATTAGCACAATTATCATATGCTTGTAATAAATGTCTTATCGTTGGATAATGTTCATTAATTTTAATAGCAATGGTTGAGCTAATACCTGGAATATGAGTTAATGCAAGTTGGTTCCATACTTTAGGAGTAAGATTTTCTTTTTTACATTTTTTAATAGATTGTAAATATAAATTATTTGTTTCTTGTAAAGATTGTATTTCTAAAGTATTATTATCTTCTTTATTTTCTAAATTTATTTCTGGAGTTTGAGATATATTAATAGATGGTTCCAGAATAGTATTAGTAAGTATAGTAGTATTATCATTTATAGGAGTTAGTTCTGGAGTAGGTAAAGTTATAGTAATTATATTTTTATTATTAGTTTCTTTACAACTAAAAAAATCAGTAATATCTTTATTCATTCTTTCATGTATTCTAATAATAATATCTAAAGTTTCATTTATATTATTAGTTCTAAGTAATGGTATATTATCTCTAAATGTTGAACTAACTATACTACCATATAATAATGTTTTATCATTTGGTAATCGTAAATCATTAATAATACCTTCAATAAGATAACATATTCTTTTTGTATTTTGTGAATTAGATTCTTCTGCTTTTAATCTAAGTTTTTGTTCTTTATAGCGACCATCTTTAATACTACAAATCATATCAGTCATACATTTTCGTTCAATAATTAATTGTTTTTCAGGATATTTTGTGGGTGAAATAATAATATCACCAATTTGTAAATTTTTTACTTCATAGGGTATAGTAAATGATGATGTTTTTTTAATTAGTTCTATTAACTTACCTTCCCGAGTATCTATTATAAGCATTTGTGAATATATGTATCTAGATACACTATCAATATATATCAATATATATATTAATAAATTTTACTTTTATATTAGTATTATTAATATTATTAATATAATTTAGTAATTTTTAATTAAAAAAATTGAAAATTATTTTAACTAATATAAAATAGTTAAAATTAGTAATAAAATCAATATGGATTGGATGCTTAGCGAGTATTGGAATTCTACTTATGACTATCTAGATATCGATATATGGTGTATTTGTAATCATAATTTACCTTCACTATATAGATTACTTTTACATTTTAGTTATATATATATTGATTGTGAGAAATGTTTTATTTATAGATATGAATATAAATATAGAAAACATATATATGATGATGAAGATGAAGATAAAAAACAATTAGATTTAGAAAATGAAGATGAAGAAGAAATAATTATACAAATAAAAAATATTATAAAAATTAATCCAAAAATATTATATATAAAATTTTTAGATTTTACACCTATTGAATTTATAAATAAATTAGATACTATTCTAGATGTGGAAGATACTCACCCATTTTTAAAATATAGAGAACACGGTGAAATTAGAAAAAATCAATATATATTATATGAAATATTAAAATTTGCAAAGTTTGAATATCTAAAATGTGAACTAATAAAAAGCACTGCATATCGATATATAAAAAATTCAAACCATATTGGTAATAATGCTGAATTATTTCAATTACCTTTACAAGTGTGGAATTATATGTTTACATTTTTATAAAGATAGTTTCATACTTGTAAAGTTAAACTATTTTATTTTTTTAGTAATTTAATTTGATATTATTTATTTATAAAATTGTTTTTTATACTACTATTTATTTAATAATAATAATAATAATTAATCTAATAATCAATCCAATAATAAATATAATAATTAATCTAATAATAAAATGGAACAACTCGAGTCTGATGATGATAATATATTGTGTATATGTAATCCAAAAAATACAGTATTAGATACACATTTATTACATTTTAGTTATATATATGTATATTGTATTGCTTGTCAACATTTAATACCATCTACACATGATGATGAAGATTATGAATATGAATATCTATATGAGTTTAATAAGTATGAATATATTCAAATAAAAAATCTACTTACTCAAAATCCAGATATTATTTATGAAAAAAATTATATGAATGCATATCCTTTAGATTTAATTAATCATTTACAAGAGATTTTAGAGGATCATTCAAATTATAGTTATAATACAAAATCTTTTAGACATATTCATTCAAATATAAAATATTTAGGTAAAATTAAAAAACTGATTGAATTTGAATATATAAAGCATGAATTAGTTAAACACGTTGCCTTTCGGTATATCAAAAATTCAAACTATATTGGCATTACTAATAATGATAAACAAAGGCAATTACCTTTAGAAATATGGGAATATATATTTACATATATATAGATTTATAAGATAAAAAACAAAAAATAAAAATTATAAATGCAAACTATTTTTTTTCTAAAAGGGAGGGAGTATGAGGGAACCGTAGGTTCCTTCTATTCAACTATAACATCAGGACAAAACTCATATTCTTCATATTCTCCATCATTCGTAATAATATCATTTAATGACATTTTAATACCTACTCCATCACAAAATTCACTTGTTTTGAAATAACTATCAATGTCAACTTTTTCTTCTTCAATAATTGCTTCTTCATCTTCATATGTATTTAGTAAATCTTCATCTAATAAGACAACAGAATCACCCGTCCCACAATTAGGTATTTGACCTACCATAATATTACTAGAGACACCTTTAATATTATCAAAAGAACCAAAAAGACTTGCTTCAAGCAATTGGTCTGTTGTTTCTTCAAAACTTGCCTTAGCAAGTGGTCCAATATTTTCTTTCTTAATACCGTGTCGGCTTACTGACATAATATCACCATTTTGACACATTTTATCACAAAGTAAATCAAGATGTCGTGGACTAATATTAATACCATTATCAGTTAATACTTTATTTAATTGATATTGTATTTGAAAGCGAGCAGCTTCAATACCAAATATAGAATACATTTCATTAGGATCTATACTAAATGTTCTATTAGGATCAATACCTTTACGAATTAATATATCAAATAATATTTGCGTATTTAATGTTTTCGATCCATCCGTTATAATTTTATATTCTTTTTTTTCTACAAAAGAACCATTTTCTTTTATAACAATAGATGTTAAATCTTTTTCATCATTAGGTATTCTTACATTTGTAATACCATCAACACCTTTTATACTAATATCATTAATTTCTTTAATTGTATATTCCATAAAAAGTATATCATCATTTGCTTTATTTGATGAAAAATTAAGTCTTATTCTAAATACAAGTTTAGAAGAATTATCATCCATAAACATTAATGAAGAATTTGGATAATGCTCTTTTAATATAAATTGAATATCTTCCATTGTTATCTTCTTATCAATAATTTTACGGCGATTAAATTCAAGTCTAATTAACCAAGGATTTTCAGGTATTTTTACAGATTGTGAATCAAGTTCACTAAATAATTTATAGATTTCTAAAAATTCACGATCTTCAGGCAAAACATTATCATAATTATTATTTGGTTCTAAATAAATTGCACTTGAATCTAATATATCACCAATTGTTGTCATTGCAAGATTATTACCAAGTTTATTAGCAGTATCTGCATTAAATCTGTGTTCTTCATCTAAATATATTTCATAAGAATTATTTTTTAAGGAACGGGTATTACTAAGAATTTCTGTTAAACGAGGCACACCTTTTGTAACAGAAGATTGTGCACCAATACCAGCATGGTGAAAAGTATTTAAAGTCATCTGTGTAGTTAATTCTCCAAGGCTTTGTGCTGCAATAGGTCCTACCATTTCACCACCTTCTGCTAAAGAGTTTTTAAAACGTGCTTTAACAGAATTTATAATATGAGTAAATGCAATTTTATTAATTTTTAAATCACGTATAAGTTTTTTAGGAGCAAGATAATCCCATATTAATAGTTCACAAGATAAACTACGACGGTCCCCAACTCTGCAATAATTAATAAGTTCTTGTAATTCTATAATAATCTCAATTGGATTTAAATCACTTTTATTTATATCATCAAGTTTAAATGTTTTAATAGTATTTAAAATTAATCTTTTAAAATTAACTGGATAATAGATCTCAATATCATCAATTTTATTAAATTTTGTATAAATTTTATGAAAATCATATATTATAGTTTCAATATTTTTATTATAATCTATAATAATTTGTTTCCAATTTCCAATTTTCTTCATTTTTGTAAGTTCACTTTTCATAACATATTCAAATTTTTCATTAACATCAATATAATAATTAGTATTTAATTTAGTAATATCAATCTTTATAAAATTTGTTTTTTGTTTTTCTAAATCAACACTATTAAAACCATCATAACCATAACAAAATTGAACTATATCATTATTACTTGATCTAACTGTAAAATCGTGCGCTACTTTTAAATCCTCCATAGATTTAACAAGACGTCTCTGCAAATATCCAGATGTAGCTGTTTTAACAGCAGTATCAATAACACCTTCTCTTCCAGCCATAGCATGGAAAAAGTATTCCTGTGGATTTAAACCATTCATAAAATTACTACTAATAAATCCACGACTTTCTATACCATTTTCAAAACGTGGATAATGAGGTAATGAACGATTGCTGAAACCTAATGGAACCCGTTGCTGATCTATGGTTTGTTGACCAAGAAGACACATCATTTGTTGTATATTGTCAGCCTTACCTTTAGAACCACTTGTAACAATATAATTAATACGATTTGTTAAAGGCATTTTTTTAATAATTTGGTCTGTAATATTATCAACAGTTTTTGTATTTATTGCTGCAATTTTTCCATCATATAATAAATCTAAATTATCAGAAAGGTCTGCAAGAATATTTAAATGAACTTTTTTAGTTAATTCTATAACATCTTTTTTCCCTTGTAAAATAAATTCTTCATTACGTTTTTTAATATCTTTATGGACTATTAAATCACTAATACCAACACTAAAGCCACTTCTAATTAAATAACGAGATACAATCTTTTGTAAGTCATTTAAATATCGAGTAGCTTCTTTTGTACCATAGTCATTAACAATATAATGTAATATATTTGAACATGCACTTTTTTCAATTTGACCTTGCTTTAATATACCATTTTCAATAATTATATTTTTTAATTTTTTTTTAGATAAATCTTGAGTATACGTAATAGGTGGTAAAATCATAGAATATAATTGTTTACCAGTCCATTTAACCAGTTGTCCATCATTGAAATCAGGTTCAGGAATAATACCGCTAAATTTTTCAATAGACACTAATAAATTCATCATTTCTTGATGTGTAAAATAAACATTATCATCAGTTAATTTAAATAAACCTAATAAATTATCCTGGGCAGGACCTATAATAGGAGCATTTGAACTAGGACTAATTATATTCTTTGATACAGCAGCGAGATATTGTAATTCAACAGAAGTTTGAAGACTTTGTGGTACATGCATATTCATTTCATCACCATCGAAATCGGCATTGTAGGGTTTGCAAACATCGACGTTTAATCGAAATGTATTACCTTCCATAACACGAACTTTATGTGCCATCATACTCATTTTATGCAATGATGGTTGACGATTAAATAATACAATATCGCCATTAATTAAATGTCTATTAACAGTATCACCATATTCAAGTATAATAGTGCTTGTATCTTTATCATCAAGTATAGAATATTGTCTTCCATCTCTTATTTTTTTAATACTTTTTGCACCAGGATAAATTTTAGAACCATTTCTTACATATTGATAAAGTTTATTAATATTAATTTTATTTACTACTTCTGGAAATGTTAAATTCATAGCAATTTTATAAGGCACTCCTAATTCTTCAATGGCTAAATTAGCATCTGCTGATATAACACTACGAGCACTAAAATCAACACGTTTTCCCATAAGATTATTTCTAATACGACCTTCTTTACCAACAAGCCGTTGTCGCAATGTCTTCATAGGACGACCACCTCGTGTTAAAGCTTGAGGTATTCCTTTAATATCATTATTAAATAAAGTAATAACATGATGTTGTATTTGAGCATTATAACTTTTAATAGTATCTAAAGATAGAACTGTATTCTTTGATAATTTATCTTTTAACATTTTAGTCCATTTAATAATTTCATAATATTTATTAGTTAAATCATCTTCACTACGTTGACTATTATATTGTCGAACACTTGGTCTCACACTAGGCGGGACTACAGGTAACATAGTGATGATTAACCAAGCAGGCATACACCATTTAGGACTAAATCCTAAAACAAGAGCATCATCTTCTGTAATACGTTTAAATATAGCTAATACAATTTCAGCATTTAATTTTTGTGAAATATTAATAGGAACATCTTCATTATCATCTTTCCATTCAGCAATAATTTCATAATCGCTTCTAAAATTACTACTATTATATTTAGTGGGTTGAATTGCACCACATCCTCCATTATCATATAGGGTTTCATTTTTTTTATTTATATCACCACATATTTTTGCTTTTTGTTGAACAAGTTTAAATATTTTCTCAAAACGTTCTTTATGATTACCTTTTGTTAATGCTATAATATTTTTAATAATTTTATCATTTTTATTTAAAAGTAATCGATTACATTTAATACAAATACATCTTAAAATTTTAACAATATCTGTTTCAAATTGTAAATTAAATACTGGCTTAGGCAATTCAATATGACCGAAATGCCCTGGACAAGTAATATAATTTTGTTCACACGTTTTACAATTAATATAGGGTTCAATAGGTCCCATACGTAAATCAAAAAGACCATTTATTTTAGGCTCTCCATTACTATCATATAATGTTTCGCAAGTAATATGAACTACTGATTTATTTCTAACCACTTCTGGACTATATATACCAAATTGAATACCATTTACAAATCCTGTTTCAAAATTATCATCATCAAGAGTTGTCATCGTTAATTTATAATAATCTAATTTACAATAATCTAATTTATAATAATCTAATTTAGTTTATTATTAAATAATATGGATATTTTTTAAATTAAACTTTATATTATATTATAATAAAATAAATTAATAATATTAAAATCAATTTTTATAAATATAAAGTTTATTATAAAATTTATATTAAGTATAAACTATAAAATTAAAAATAAAAATATAAATTAATAAAATTAAAAATAAAAATTAAATAGTAAAAAAATGAAAAAAAAATCAACATCAACATCAACATCAACATCAACATCAACATCAACATCAACATCAAGAATAAATGATGATAACGATGATAACGATGATAACGATGATAACGATGATAACGATGATAACGATGATAACGATGATAACGATTTTATAGATGATAGTGAAGAATGTAGTGAAGAATGTAGTGAAGAATGTAGTGAAGAATGTAGTGAAGAATGTAGTGAAGATGATAGTAATGAGTATAGTGATGAGTATAGTGATGAGTATAGTGATGAGTATAGTGATGAGTATAGTAAAGATGATATTAAATATACAAATAAAAAAAATACTAAATTGATTAATACTTATATAACTAATTATATTAAAACTATTAAACATAAATATAATGAAAAAGATAAACGTACTTTAAAAGAACAAGCAACACAATTTTATAATAATCTTATTACAATTAAACAAAATTTACATATTACACAATTTTATGAAAATATAAAGTATTTTATAGATGATACTCCAGAACAAAGAATAAGTATATTAGACACATTTACTAACATTATTAATTTAACAGATACTAAGATACCAAAAATATTTAAAATTATGAAATCATCTCTGGATACATATTATAAAAAGGTAGCATTAAATAAATTACAATTATTAGAAATAATGAAACCTGGAGATAATGAATATTTTAAACTTAGTAATTGGATAGATACATTTTTAGAAATACCATTTAATATTTATAAAATACCTAAATATATGGATGAAAATGTAATTAAAAACCCATCTTTATTTTTAACTGAAGCACAACAACATTTAGATAAAGTAATCTATGGACAACAAGAAACAAAAAGCCATATTATTGAAATACTTGCAAAAATGATAACTAATCCTAAAACAATGGGTTCTGTATTTGCAATTCATGGCGATGCAGGAACAGGTAAAACAACATTAATAAAAGATGGTCTATCAGAAGTATTTGGATTACCATTTATATTTATTTCATTAGGAGGAGCACAAGATAGAACATTCTTATCTGGTAGTAATTATGTATATGAAGGTAGTGCTTGTGGTAAAATAATACAGTCATTAAAACAATCACAATGTATGAATCCTATATTTTATTTTGATGAATTAGATAAAGTGAGTAATACAGATAGAGGACAAGAAATCATAAATATGTTAATACATTTAACAGACTATACACAAAATACTCAGTTTATGGATGATTATATGGATGGTATAGTCATTGACTTATCTAGAGCAACATTTATTTTTTCATTTAATGATAAATCAAAAATATCACCTATATTACTTGATAGAATGGAAATTATTAAGTTTCAATCTTATACAATACCTGAAAAAAAACATATTGCTACGACATTTTTATTACCAAGTATTATTAAAAATATATTTGGTGATAATAAAAAACAAATAGTATTAACAAATATGCAAATTGATCAAATTGTAAAAATACCTTGTATGTATAATTATAATAGTAATAAATCTGTGACTACGAATACTAAGAATACTACGAATACTAAGAATAGTTCTGGAATATCTAAAATACATAATGTCATAAATAAAAATAATTTAATAAATAAAAAAAGAAAGTATAGTTATAAAACTAATAGTAATAGTAATAGTAATAGTAATAGTAATAGTAATAAATATGGAGGTGTTCGCTACATAAAAAAAAGATTAGAAAGATTATTGTCAAAAATGAATGTAGACATTATAAAAGGCATATTAAAGCTTTAGATATTTCAAATGTCGAGTTAATTTTTTCGTGTGAAATATATAAAGGTATTGAATATATGAATTAAATAAACTACACATAATACAATATTTGTAGTATAGGTAATTTATACTTTTTTATTAAATAATTTTTTACTTTTTTTACTTCTTTTACTTCTTTTACTTCTTTTACTTCTTTTACTTCTTTTACTTCTTTTACTGCTTTGATGTATTTTATTTCTATGATGACTATGACTTTGTTTATGTCCTCCTATATATTTATTTGTTTTGTTTAGTAAATATTGTGGTGATTCCATTTTTTTTATTAAATTTGCTTGTGATTGTAGATTTATGGGTTTTAGTAAATTTGCTGGTGGTTCCATTTTTGTTCGTAAATTTTCTGGTGATTCCATTTTTGTTCGTAAATTTGATGGTGATTTCATTTTTCTTTGTAATTGTTCTGGTGATTGTAGATTTATGGGTTTTAGTAAATTTGCTGGTGGTTCCATTTTTGTTAGTAAATTTAAATGTTGAACATATTTATATTTATCTATAAAAGGTAGTGAATATGTATCTATTTTGTCAGTAGGATATAAATTTTTGCTAATATTTTGTAATAATATGTCATATAATTCTAATAGATTTTGGATAAATAATCTTTTTGTTGGATCAGCAACTAATATTATATCAATATATTCACTTAATAATCTTATTAGTATCTTGTATTCATCTTTTTTTTCGTTATCTTTATTTATATGTGTTAAGATATTTTTTAATATTATACCCATTGCATATATATCAGTATATATTAATAGATTATTACCTGATAATAAATTTATGCGCCGATCTATTTTTTCTAATTTATCTGTATAGTTGTCATCAGTAAATTGGTCTTGATGCAAGTTTGAAAATAAAGTTGGGTCTAAATTGTCACGTCTAGGTATATCAACAAAATCTTGTTTATAATTATAAAGTTCAGGAGATATAAAGTATGGTTTTACTCTAAACTCGGGGAATAGTCCTTGTGTTTTTTTATAACTTGTTTCAAAATCTATTAATTTAAAAACAGGAAAATTTTCATTTTCATCATATACTACATTTTCAATACTAATATCTAAATGATAAATATCGTTAGTATTTAATAATTCAATACCTTTAACTATATTTCTAAAAGATATTAATAGTTCATACCAGTTATATACTGTATATTTTTCTGAAAGTTTTGATATATTTTCTAATAGGAAAAATAAATCTATACCACCATAAACATAATTTAATATGTTTGGATTGTTTAAAAAATCATTACATTTATTTGTCGCTATTAATTTTTGTAGTCTTTTAATGTCAGAATGTGATGGTGTACATGATTGTGGACCATAAATAAAATATTTCATTTGTGGATCTATATCTTTTAATCCTACATCATGTTTTAGTTCTTTTTTATATACATTTTTATCTTTTATTATCTTAGAAATATATTGTTTGTAAGGATCATAATTTATTGCATTTTCACATTTCAAATTTGGTTTAATAACACATATATTGTCAGTACTGTCTATAACTTCATTTGTATTTATTTTATTATTATTTATCTAATATTTATAAAGATTTTTTTTAGAAATTATATAAAATCATTTTTATTTATTTAATATTTACAAATATGTTTTATTTAGAGCGTTGCGTATTTTAAATGCCGATTTTAATTTTTATAAATTTTTAATGTTCTATGTTTTGTAGATAATTTTTTTCTTTTTAAAGTTTTATATAAATCTTTATTATAAGCATATAT